GACGGTGTTGCCTGTGGGTGGGGGAGGGGGTCCCCGGTGGGTGGGTCAGCCGATCAGGCCGGGATGCTTGCGCTTGCGCGGCTGGTTTTTCTTCCGCTCAGCGGCCAATGCCGCCGCAGCTTCCTGCTGCGTCTTACGTTTGTGATGCCAACGGCAAAGCCACTGGAGGTTCACCGCGCGGTGATCGTCACCTGGCTCGATGTGATCGCAGTCTGTACCTGCAGCGGGGCAGCGCGTGCCGTCGTGCAGCATCGCTTCACACCTGCCGGCTGCGCGATCGCGAACGAAGGCGCGGCGCTCTTCCCAGTCATCAGGCAGACGGGCGGCGCGGTCCGATGTCTCCCATGCCATGCCCGCCCCCTCATCCCGTATGCACTGACCCCCGCTCCACCGGGGCCGATGGGAGCGGGGGTCAGTACAAGTGCGCGGATTGCCGTTAAAGCAGAAGCCCCTCGCTTACGCTCAGGGCCACACTAGGAGAATACGCCGTGACAAGCCCTTCTGCAAGCGACACGCGCCTACATCCTGCGTGTCGCCAGCCTCTCAATATCCCCGACCCGGTAGAGGCGATCCCCGCCCCTCCTCGCCCGGGGCGCCAGCTGTCCCCGCTGCGCCCACTTCCGGACAGTCGGATCCTTGATCTGCGTGCCGGCCAGGATCTCCGCGACGCGTGTCGCCCGCGAGCGTGGCAGCAGAGACTCACGAGCTTTCGAGAGCAGTCGCTCCCAGGCTTCGCCGATCTGCTCGACCGCTCCGCACTCCCGGCAGGTCGTCGCCTCCTCATCTGGATCGCGCACGAGAAGATCAGCGTCGCACTGGCTGCACGAGCCGACGTAGACGAGACGCTGTCTGCCGGGGGAGGCGAGGCGTTCCAATCGCGAGACAGAGTAGAGCACCTCGTCTGCGCACTGCTCGGCTTCCGACCATCTGCGGAGCTTGTCCTCGTGCAGGTCGAACACGCGCGCGACCATCCACCAATCGCCGGGCCGCACCCAGTAGGACGGACCCATCACGTGCGAGAGGAGCAGCGTCGCCCAGGTGAGGATTGAATCGCACATCTCGTCAACCTCAATCATGAGCGCGAGGTTGAGCGGAGCTCGCGACGACGGGACTCCAGCGCCGCCGACCTGCTCGCCCGTGCGCACGCCGTGCGACGCAGCATAGGCGAGATCACTCATCAGGCCGGGCATCGACGCGGTCGCGACACGGATGCGGGCAGCTCCGCCGCGAGACAGGAACTCTCCATCGAGGAGAGGCTCACCCGTCACCGGGCAAACCCGGCGGTCGTCATACTCAGTCATCGTATCCCTCCACCCATGAGGAGAGCTGATCGCGCACAGACTCGATGAGGCCACGCCGCGCGAGCATCGATCCTCCGCCGTCATGCATAAAGACAGTCACTTCTTCTTTGCTGGGGACCATTACCTCAGCACAGACCACCCAGGTCCCCGTCACCGCCTGATCTCCATGCCCTGCCTGTACCAGTGCTGAGAGAGCATCTTCTACCTTGCCCCTCAGCTCTTCTTCCTGGCTCATTACCTTCTTCTCCTTCTACGGTTCCGTTTACTTGATTGCTGCTGAGGTGTGCGCGGGTGCCCGGCCTGGCCCGCGCCTGCCCTTCCCGGCCCGTCCCGTCCCGTCCCGTCCCTACCCGACCCGAGAGTATTCGACCTGATACCCTTCGACGTCGGACCAGGGTTCGGACTCAAGTCCGAACTAGGTCGAATACGCGGACCCTCGGACGCGCGCCGCTCGGACGCGCCGGGGTCACGCACAGCGGCCTCAGCGGGGCCGCTGTAGCCGCGCCCGGGGTCAACAGGCGCGCCGGACCCTCGGCCCGGGAGCACGCCCCTCGCGGGCGGCTCTGAGGCGGGGTCAACGGGCGCGCCCGGATCCACGGACGGCACGGCTTCATATCCGTACCTGGTGAGGAATTCTGCCGACCACACTCCGTAATAGGGCGTGGTCGGGACGGGACGCAGCGGCGAGGCCGCGTCGAACGCTTCCCGCGCGTGACCGCGCGAGGAGTTGCACTCATAGCAGGCGACCACGAGACCATCGACCGGGGCGTCCCCCAGCGAGTCCGGGTCCACGTGATCGAGCGTGCCGAGGTTGTAACCTTTCGGGCCAGTCCACCGCACGACCTTCCCGCAGTACCGGCACTGATCGCCGTCGCGGAAGATTACAGCAGCCTTTTTATTCGGGTCGCGATTCTCCCGCGACCGTGCGCGGCGACGCATGACCTCCTCGCGCGGCTGGATATGAATGAACTCTTCATCCGTGAACAGGCGTAGTTTCTTCGCGCCGTCCACCTCAACCCACGTGAGCAGCTCTGCGGCCACCGCCGCATCGATGAGGTGCACAACCCGCGAGCGCTCGCCGTCGCGGAAAGCTGCGCCTCTCTCGATGATTCCGTCTGTTAGGTGCTTGGCCGAGTAGGTCGCGAGCGCCATGAGGAAGCCGAACATTTCGACGATCGAGATGTCCTCGGCGCCCTCCACGTCGTACAAGCTCATGAGCTTCGGGTGGCTCAGCGCTTCGTCGCCGACTCGGACCCAGGCCATTAGTTGCCCTCCTTTACGGTTGTTTTCTTGATCTCCGTTTACTCCCAGTAGTCCTCCGGGAACAGATCCCGAGGCCGGAACCCCGGGAAGTTTCTGCGCATCCAGTCACGCTCGGTCTTACGCTGGTACTCAGCCTCAAACCTGCGGAAGCACGGCCTACAGCGCGCGTGCCCTGCAGCGAGCACCTCGCCGCAGTCCGGGCAGTAGCGCTCCATCAGAACGGCGGCTCAGAAGGGGCAGCAGGAGCGCCCCACGGATCGTGCTGCTCCGCATCCAGCGACGCAGACGGTTGCCACCCGCCCGCATCCTGAACAGGCGCAGGCCCCGCCCCGAAGCCGCCCGCGCTCGCGGGCTGCACTTGAACGCGGGTGACCTGTGCGCGTGCGCGGCGCAGGGAGGGGCCGACCTCGTCAACCTGCAGCTCTACGACCGTACGGCGTTCGCCCTGCGGGGTTTCGTACGAGCGCTGGGTGAGGCGACCCTGAACGATGACGCGCATGCCCTTACGCAGCGACTCGGCAACGTTCTCAGCGATCTCGCGCCACACGGAGCAGCGCATAAAGAGGGTGTCGCCGTCGCGCCACTCGCCGGCGTTACGGTCGTAGGTTCGCGGCGTCGACGCGACGGTGAAGTCGGCGACTGCGGCGCCGGACTGCGTCCAACGCAGCTCGGGGTCAGCGGTCAGGTTACCGATGACAGTGATGACGGTTTCTCCAGCCATTACTTGCTCTCTTTCTTATCTGTGTTCGCGTACACGCGGATGCTGACCTCGTACATCGGGATGTTCAGGTGCTTCCCTGCCAGGTTGTCCGCGATGACGGTGTGCGGGCCGTCGAGGAACCGGTCCGCGTCATCAGGCAACAGGCCTGCGTCGATCAGGCCGTCCATGAGCGCCTTCACGGTCGGCGCAAGGTTGCTGCGGTCGCGTCGGCGACGATCCGGATACGCGAACTCCACCTCGACGCGAGCGTGCGTCAGTCCGAGGCGAGCGACGCCTTCACCTTCACGACCGAGCAGGTAGCCCCACTGACGGAGCTGCTTCGTGAGCCGCGCGCGGACGCCCCAGTGCATCTTGTCGTTCGCGGTGATTAGCTTGCTGCGCGTCAGCGGCAGGACACGCGATTCCCATACCAGCTGCGAACTCATCCCAGATCCTCCTCTGTGAGCTGTTCGCCCGGCCTCGTGTACCAGGCTGTGAAGTCCTCCGGGATGCGGTTCGACAGACGCATACTGCCCGGGCGTGCGACGATCATGTCCCCCTCAAGCGCCCAGATCGTGTAGGTGTGCTCGACGAGCATCACCCGCCCGTCCGGCGTGAAGCCGCACCGCTTGCGCGCGCGGCGCGCGATCGCCTCCGCGTTCTCACGAGTCAGCCGGACCGCGCGGACGAGCGCGCGCTCCTGAAACTCCTTGACACCGGGGATGTCCTTCAGTGGGTCGATGGCGGTCATGCTGCCTCCTTAAGGGCGATCTTGGTGAGCTGGTAGATAGCTGCGGCGCCCTGCTGCGGGACGACCCCATTTCCGAGGAGTCGGAGCTGCTGCTCGCGTGTCAGGCCGAGATCCGCGCCTGTCACATGCCCTTCCGGTAGCCCCATGAGCCACTCGACAAACTTCGTTGAGAGGCGTGCTCGCCCCCCCTCGCGAGTCGGTGGGACAGTCGGCGCCGGAGCCTCACGTCCGAGCACCTGCTCCCAGCGCGCGATCGCTGGCGCGTACATTCCGAAATCGGTGTACTCAATCCGCGTCGCCAGGTGTGTACTCTTTTCCGGCGGTCGTCCGCTCGTCCGAGGGAGGCCCATCACCGCATCTCCTGCCTTCGGAGTCGGCAGCAGCTCGCGCGCCACTTCGTGCAAGTTCGCGCCGTACCCGGTCGAGGAGGCCGTTGCGTTCGTTGCCTGCGGCGTCGGCAGCATCTGCACCGCCTGAGACAGACTCATGCCCGTCCCCTCCTGGTGCCTCCCCGCCTTATGGTCCGACGCAGTCGGCGTCGGGATCAGGGCACCAGATGCTCGATCTGGTCTGCCAGGCTCACCGAGTGCCCCCCGGCCCGCCGCTTCTCCGGCTCCTGCGATCCCCCGCAGCTGCCAAGGTTCGCCTGCGGGGTGGCTAGTAACAAAAAGTCGCTCTCGCTGATGAGGGGCGCCAACGTCGGAAGCTCTGACAACACACCATTGCGAGTCATACCCGAGGCCGGCCAGATCTCCGACCACACGGCCTGCTGCGCGGAGAAGAGATCCATCTGCTCCGTCTCCCAGCAGTCCCTGCTCTTGTTCCACCAGACTGAATGCTCCACTCGTCAAACTCCCTCGCACGTTTTCCCACACGACCAGACGCGGACGCAGTGTCTTGATCGCCTCGAACATCGACTCCCACAGGCCCGATCTCGTCCCCGAGGCCATGCCCGCGCGACGGCCCGCGAGGCTCAGATCCTGGCAGGGTGAGCCTCCGCAGATGATGTCGACCGGTTCAACGTCCGACCAATCAACCTGCGTGATGTCGCCTAGATTCGGCACGCCAGGCCAGCGCACCTCAGCAAGCCGACATGGCCCCGGCTCGACGTCACTCGTCCACGCGACACGCGCCGACGGATCAAGGGCTATACGCACGGCCATATCAAGACCGCCGTATCCAGTAAAGAGACTGCCGATAGTTGTCATTCTGCGGCCTCGTCTCGGTCCCACATCCTGTAATAGCGGTTCTCGAACTCCCTCGCACCGCGCGGGTTCGCGAGCGCCAAGAGCACATCTGCATGGCAGGGCTGATCGAGCTTGCACCAGCAAGCCAGGTCCAAGCCCCACAAATTCCGGGCTGCGCACGACGCTACGAACCGGCCTTCTCGCGTCTGCTCGATCCACTCGCGATACCGAGCGACAGCCTCATCCGCCGACGCGACAACAAGCTCGCCGCCCTCTTCAAGCTCACGCGCCGACCGGGCGACTCGGTAAGGGTTCCCGTACAGGCTCCCCCTGCCCACGTACTTCGTGTGCGCGGGCATACGCCACCCGCGAGCGCGGCGGCGCTGGATCCTGATCGGGAGTCTCATTGCTGCTCCTCAGCCCAGACGCCGACCTCTGCGAGCTCGGCGGGCGTGTAGCCGCGCTCGCGGGTGAAGTTGATGACGGTTTGTGCGCAGGCTTTGTGCGTGATGTGCTCGATTGTGGTGGCTTCGTTTTCGGCGTCGATGGTGACGTGAACGTTCGAGCCTTTCGGCGCGAGGCGCGTGCGGCAGACAGGGCAGAAGCGGAAGCCGGGGACGTTGCGCGCCTGCTTGATTTCGATCATTGCTCGGCTCCTTCGATGTCGGTGAGGTCGTAGATGTGGACCCCGCACGCCGGGCATCGGCGCAGTGTGTGCGGTGGCTGCGGCTCTGGGGTTTCGTCGTCCTGGCGGGTGACCTTGCCGGTGACTCGCACGAGCCGGAGCTCGTGCAGGACGGAAGGTGAGGGTCCGGAGCGGATGACGAGTCCGCGGCGTTCTGCTTCCTCGACGAACGCGGCGCAGGCCGTCGCGACGATATGAGGCATGGGGAGATGTTGGTCGGCGATCTCCCACTCGATGCTGAGGAGCCCGGCGCCGCTCATTCCCCGGCCTCCTCGGGTGTGATCGGTGTGCCCTGTGAGACGTTGACTAGGGCGTCGATTGGTTCGCCGATTGCTAGGCGGATTTCGCTGGCTTCGTCGGGTGTGCCGGCGTACCTGGCGGCGACGTAGCTTGCTACGTCGGCGAGGTCCGAAGCTGCGACGGCGATCGCGTCCTGCAGCTCATCGACACGGTCGAGGAGGTACGCCATATCCACGGCTGCGTTCTGGTCGAACGCAGCGACAGCGTCTGTGTAGGCCTTCGCGATCGCGGTGCGGTCTGCGCCTGCGTAGCTGCGGCCAGCGAACGCCACGGCGTTCAGCCTGTCCTTGATCTCGTTGATGGTGGTCATTGGTTGTCCTTCTCTAGGGGGTCTTGCCCTGCGCGCTCGTGGCGCGGGCTTCGTGCCCGCCCGGGACTTGCACCCGTGAGTCTGCTTGTCGGGCTGCGCGATCTTTAGCCTGTCCCGCTTTGTTTTCTTGGTGGCGGGTGGCCTCCTCGATGGTCGCGCTCATCGGGGAGTGTGCTTACTCGTCGATGTAGTCGCCTTCACCGACGTTGAGGCGCTCGGATGCTTCCTGGAGCTTTCCGACGATCTCGAGGTACAGGTCGCGCTTCTTGTCGATCGCCTCACGAGCGAGACGTCGGGCGGCGAGGTCATTGATCTGCTTCGTGATCTCCAGATCCTCATCAGCGGTGAGCACCGTCTCCTGCGCGTCGTCTCGCAGTGCCTACACCTGAGCGGCGTCGAGATAGACCGCGATGTATCTGCCCTTCACTTTCCCTCCTCCGTCTCGGTACCGACTTCATCAGCGGCCTGTAGGGGGTCGGCTATGGACGCGATCTTCTTTGCGAGCCGGTCGCGCACGTCGGCTGCGTCCAGGGCTGCGTCCAGGGCATCGATGATCTTCGCCATCGTCGTGTGCTCGCGGCTGAGGGTTATCTTCGCTACTTGGCGAGCTCTGTCGTTGTGCATGATCTCGACGTTCTCGAAATCGACCTCGGCACTGATGCTCTCCTCGTACAGGAACTCGCGCAGGTAGAAAACGTCAGCTGCTTCGATGGTGAGCGTTACCGGGTTTTCGAGGTGCTTAGCGCTCATCGGGCGGTCTCCTCTTCGTGCTTGCGCCCTTCCAGCAAGCGGAGGATGACGAGGCCAACGCCGATGCCGAAGGCGATAATTCCGACTGCGAGGACAACGCCGTCAGTGGTCGCGCCCGTCTTTGCGAGGCGCTCCTGCGGCGCGGGCGCTGCAGCCTGCTCAGGCTTCGGCGAGGGCTTCACAGTGTCCGGCGTCGGATCGGTCGTAGGAGTAGGCGTCGGGGTCGGCGAGGACTGCGGCTCATCCGAGGGAGTCGGAACCGGGGTCGGCTTCGGCGACGGCTTCGGGAGAGGAGACGGGACCGGCGCGGGGGTCGGCATGCTCGGGTCAGGCGTGGGGACCGGCGCGGGCTGAGGCTTGGTCTTGCCGTCGCCGTCGGTGCCGCCCGAGGCCTTGATCGTCGCGGTTGCCTCAAGGCTCTTGCCGTTGATCGTCGCTCGGTTGGTGTAGGCGTCCTGGCCCTCGACGTGAGGGGACGCAGCCGGGTACACGATGCAGACCAGCGAGCCGGCGGGCGGCGTGAACATCAGCGTGTGCGCGGACTCGTCGAGCGTGCCGTCGGTCCAGGTCGTCGTCGCCGGATCCCAGGTCGGGCCGGACGAACACTTCACGGCCTTCGGCAGAGCGTTCGTCTCGTCCGTCAGCGTGTAGGTCTTGCCAGCCTCTACGGCCCACTTGATGCCCCAGCCGATCGACTGGTCCGCGTTGGTCCACCCGAACTTAATCGTCTCGGGAGCCGCGTACTCGAAGTGCGCGGGCGTCGAACAGTCGTTCGTGCAGGTGCCCGAGCCGTCACGGTCGCCCCAGACAAGCGTGCGCGTGACTTTGCCGTTCACGACGATCTGCGTGTCCTCAGTGCCGACTGCGGCGTCCGAGAGACGCGCGCGGGCATTGAAGTTTCCGGTCACGTCGGTCTTGTCCGCGTAGGACGCGGGAACCTCGGCGACCGTGCAGGTCAGAGTCGCCTCGTCGGCCTCGCAGTCGCCGATCTTGGTCCCGTCGTCGAGGACGAAGGGAAAGCCGGCATACCACTTGAAGCCGCCGTCCTTGCTGGCAACTGTGAAGTGCTGGCCGACCGCGAGCTTCGGCGCGGACCAGGTTCCCTCGACGGTGACCTCACTCGAGGTCTGGCGGGAGGCGCTGGTCGCCTTGGTAACCTGCGCGGTCATGGCCGGTGCGGCCTCGTCGGCGGCGTATGCGGCGCCGTAGGGCAGCGCTAGGGCTGCGAGGGTGAGGGCAGCTCCTGCGGCCCAGATCTTCTTGTTCATTGGGGTTCCTTCTGTTCTTGGTGTTGGCGGTTAAGCGGATCGGCGAGGTTTCATCGGCGCGAGCGCCGACCGTGAGGGCTTGACCTCGACCGGATGGTGAGCGGCGCGGGCGCAGGCCTCCATGACCAGGCGATGCACACGCTCGTCGACGTGCGGTCGGTTTGCGTAGAGGATGTGTGCGCGGGCTATCGCGCGAGTGATCTCGACATCGAGGGGAGGCGTCTCCTGCATCAGGCCTTCACCTCCAGGCTCGGCTCATCGAGCCGCAGCACTTCGAGGGTCACGTGGATCTGCTGTCGGTCGAGATCGACCGCGATCTTCGGCGTATCGAGCGCGTAGCAGTTGTTCAGCTCTGCCTCGATGATGACGTCCTGCGTCGCGAGGCAGATCAGGTGAGGCAGCGGGGCCTCGCCGTCCACGTCGTAGTAATCGAAGCCAACGTGCCGCTCGAGCAACGTCGTGCCCTTCGCGCGCGCCTTCGACGCGGAGCGCTGCATACGAGCGGCGATCTCCTCGATAGAGGCCGCGCGCGAGGCCCCTCGGGCTGCGATCCAGTCCAGCAGGACACAGCCCGCGAATAGCAGGAAAACGACCGTGACAATGATCGACGCGCTCACAGCCTGCCCGCCTTCCAGTCCGCACGAATCAGGACAACCGCGAGCGCGAGGAGGCCGAGGGCGGGGAAGAAGGTCCACTCAGGGAGGCCGTCTGGATTGTCGAGTCCGCGCATTGCGAAACCGAGGGTGAGGGCGGCGGCGAGGGAGGCACCTGCGATGAGGGTTCGCCAGGGCCGCAGGTGGCGGCGGCGTGTGGTACTCTGGTTCATGGAATCTTCCTTCTTTCTCTAGGGGTTCTGCTCGCTCCCAGCGCTTCTACCGCTGGGAGCTCTTCTTTTCGCCGGAGCCGAGGCTCTGGCACTGGCGGTTGAGGTCGTCGCCGCTGTATCGGACGGAGCGCCCGATCTTGATCGCGGAGACCTTGCCCTCAACTCCGAGGCGCTCGACGGTCGAGCGCGAGAGGCTGAGCGTCTCCTGCACCTGCTGCGCTGAATACCAGCGGCCAGGTGCGAACGGGGATGCGGTTGTCATTTTCTGAACACTGCCTTATCGATCGCTTCGACGAGACGCTCACCAGCGGCGTAGGCAACATCAGCAAACGCTCCTAGTGCGTCTAGCGCTGCATCGAACGCGCGACCGGCGCAGACAGACACGATGTAGCCAACACAGAAGAAAACCGGAACTCCTGCAACTACGAGAATCAGGAAGATGATCGCCTTGACAACGTCGCTCATATCTACTCGTCCTCGGCGTAGATGCTGCCGTGCGACGCCTGGAGGATCACGACGCCGGACTGCTTGTCCTGGATTGCGAAGCCGCTCGGCTTCTGCGCTTCGGCGGCTGCGCGGGACTCCGCTTGCTTGACAAGCTCGGAGGGCTGCACTTCGAGCGCAGCGGCAAAGGCGCACAGGTCGTCGACGTTGATACGCCGCGAGCGGTACCGGATCTTCCGGAGCACTCCGCTGTAGGAGAGGCCGGACTTCTTGCTGAGCTGCAGGAGCGAGATCCCGCGCGCTTCTGCGGAGGCCTCGATCACATCAGCTATCCCGATTGGTATATATCGCATACCGCATAACCTATGCCGATTGGCAACACTTGTCAACTCGACTTGCGTGCGAGTGTTGCCACTTGGCATACTTACCGCATGGGAACGGCGACTCGGTATGTTGAGCTTGTGGCGTGTATTCTGCGCGAACTTGCTGATCGCAGGGGCCTCAGCGGGGCTGAGATCGCACGCCGCAGCGGCGTGTCTCAGGCGCAAATTTCGCGCATATTTACCGGAAAACGGACCATTAGTGTAGATCATGTCCTGGCCGTCGCCGAGGTACTCGGCGTGCGCGGCTCCGATGTTTTTGCCGAGGCTGAGCGCCGATTCCTCTCGGAACAGGCAGAGGCGTAGGCCGATAATTGGCCCGCGCGGATTACAACCGCGCCCGCCCTCATCCTGCGAGCTGTAGGCTATCCATATCGCCAGACCGTGCTCAAAGGAGGAGCCATGCACCGGCCTAAAGGAGCCTTCCGGCTCTACTCATCTGATCCCGCTGAGATCATCTGCACCGACACCGAGCTGCTATATGACTCGAAGCGCCGAGGCGAGCCAATCCAGCGCATCCCACTGACTGACGTCGTCAGCGTCGAGGTCGAGGACGGCGAAGCGGCGCAGGCGCGTGTGACCGCGACGCGCCTCGTCGCGCTCGGTATCTTCGCGCTTGCTGCGAAGAAAAAGAGCGGCGGCGACAAATGGCTCATGATCGAGACGCGCACCGCCCTGCTGACTCTCCACTTCGAGCGCAAGTATGTTGACGGCCTCATGCGCTTCGTTGCTCACACGCGCGCCGCCGTGAAGGCTGCACAGGCCCAGCCCGTGCCCGCCGCCCCGCCCGCTCCTATCCGCTGGCCCGGCGCGCCTCAGCAGCCCGCTCCGAAGCCTGGCGGCTGGGGCCGCATATTCCGCTAAACCTTGTGGCGCTGTAGTGGCGCGCACAGATAGGCGCGTCCACTTTTCGGCGTGATTAAGGGCGCGTGTTTCGATTCCCCCCATCTCCACACATACCCCGGAGTCTCGTTGAGATTCCGGGGTTTTCGTTGCCCTCATACCGTTTTCAGGCCCTCGCCCCACTCTCTCCCATGTATCAGGATGTAGCACGATGTAGCATTGCTAGTGGCGCATATGTGGCGCACGCAGTGGAAAAAGATTCTGCGCCACTTCCCCGACGAGGAGGCAGATATGAGCGGACGGAGAGCCTTCGGCTCGATCAGGAAAGCCCGCAGCGGGCGATTCGAGGTTCGCTACACAGGGCCCGACGGTGGCAAGTACACCGCCGGGAGATCTTTTATCCGCAAGACCGACGCGAGTGCCTTCCTTGCACATGTCGAGGCCGAGATCAGCGAGGGTACCTGGACCAGCCCCAAAGAAGCCCGCGAGCGCGATCGCGTGCAGGAGGTCGCCGCCGAACGCGCGGCGATCACTTTCGCCGCCTGGTCGGAGAGGTGGCTCGCGTCGCTCGAGCGACTAGGCCGCACCCCTAAGACAATTCAGACGCACACCTATCGGATGCGGCAGCTCGTCCCAGTGTTTGGTGCGAAGCCGCTCGGGTCGATCAGCGTCGAGGACGTCGATTCCTGGTATCAGCGCATCTGGGATGCCAAGGGGCCTGGCGTCGTGCGACCAATCTATATGACCTTGTCCGCGTGCATGAACGCCGCGGTGAAGGCGGGTCTCATCGCGGCGAGCCCCTGCAAGGTTCCCGAAGGGCAGAAGCATCGGCCCGTGCGCGAGCGCGAGCGACAGGTCGCGACACCCGAGGAGGTCCGCGCCGCCGCCGACGCAATGCCCGCACGCCTGCGCATCGCCGTCCTTCTCGCTGCCTGGTGCCAAACCAGGCTCGGAGAGCTGATCGGCTTGCAGCGACGGGACTTCGATCTCTGCTCCACACCCGCGATAGTCCGGATCGAGCGGCAGGTGCAGTACCTGACTGGCGAGGGGCCTGTCGAGCTGCCCCCGAAGAGTGCCGCCGGCATCCGCGAGATCGTCATCCCCCCGTCGCTTGTCCCTACCCTGCGAGCGCACCTTGATTCCTACGTCGAGCCGGACGCTACGGCCTGGCTCCTCTGCTCTGAGCGCTCGGCCCGACTCCCGCTTCATCCGAATACCCTCCGCAGGGCATGGGAACGCGCGCGCGAGGACGCCGGCATCCCTTGGCTTAAATTCCACGACCTCCGGCACACTGGCCTCACGATCTTCGCGCAGCAGGGCGCGACGCTTGCTGAGCTGCTTCACAGGGGCGGGCATAGTGATGTCGACGTTGCGCTGCGTTATCAGCATGCGACCCGCGAGCGCGATGCGGCCTTGACGTCGCGTATGGACTCGCGTGTCCTTATCTGAGTGCTATTGTTTTGTAGATCACATCCGTTCCTGCTTGCACTATACGTCGGGCGCGATGTATAGTTAATGCATCGGGAGGGACGAGCCCCCCGACCCTCAAAGAAGGAGACACTGAAATGACCACCGCAAACTGGACCAAGGCAGAGCGTTTCGACGGTGACAACGCCCTCATTGCCGCCGACCTCGACAACGGCGCCCGCGCCGTCATCTACGGCGATTACCAGGACGAGATCAAGATTAGCTTGCTGATCTTCGACTCCTCCCTGCCGGGTGGCAGTGCCTCGACCAGCAACACCCAGGAATGGCCGCTCATCGAGCGACACATCCCCCGTGTCGAGTGGCCCGCCGAAATCTGGGGCGGCTACCATGGCCCCGCCGAGCGCACACCCGACCCCGAGGTTGCCGCCGCCGTCGCCCAGTTCGTCGCCGAGACGAACGCCTGGCTGGCCGAGGGCTGACCAGCAAACCAAGGCCCCCGCGCCCGAAACCGACGGCGCGGGGGTCAACCCGTAGGAGGAGAATTGACCGAACCGCTTACACCCGCCGGGCTGAGATGTCGAAGAGAGGCCCTCGGCCTCTCCCGCGCTGACCTTGGTGCCCTCCTGGACGTCAACGAGGGCGTGATCCGCTCCTGGGAAATCGGTAAGAGTGAACCAAGGGATCCGATTAGCATTCACATGCTCCTCGGCGAGATCGAAGATGCGGCCCTCGACTGCGTCGACGAGCTCATCGAGAGCATGGACGACGAGAACGAGGGTGTGCGGGCGCTGCCGACAGCGCTCATCGCGTACCAGGACATTCTCACCTATCGTCAGAGCACGCGATGGGCAATGCGGCTCCCCCTACCCTCGTACCGTGCCTGTGTCGGGCGCGCATACCAGCTCCTCTCCGATCAGGGCATCCCCGTCCAGATCGTCACCCCCTACGACTGAGGACAAGAATCATGACTACCGAGTACCTCGGAACGGCTGCTGTCGCAGAACGCCTCGGCCTCGCTGTCCCCACGATCCGCTCATACATCCTGCGCGGCCTCATGCCCGCGCCTGACGTCATCATCTCTACCCCCTCCGGTCCCCTGCGCGGCTGGGCTCCCGAGACAATCGATGAATGGCAGCGCGATCGCCCCGGACGCGGTGCCCGCACCGACATCGAAAAGTAGCACACAACACAGTTATTCCAACTTGCACTATGCATCGCGCACGATGTATAGTTAATGCATCGGGAGGGACAAGCCCCCCGACCCTCAAAGAAGGAGACAGAAACCATGGACCTCTACGCCGCCACCAAGGCATGGACCAACTGCGACACCGTCGATATCCCCGGCTGCCCCGGCTGGGCATTCAACGGCCCTGCCCGCCCCACGGAGGAGTTCTTCGTCGCTATCAGCTACGACGGCCGCGAAATCGCCCGCGCCTACGGCGACGAAGCCGATCCGATGTCGATCCACTTCTACCCGACACCGCGAGAGATCGTCACGCTTGACGACTTCAAGTGGATCATCAAGATGATTCGTCGAGGCTTCCTCCTCAGCCTCGACTCAGAGTTCAACTACTGGCTCGCGAACTGCGACTGCTCCAGCTACCACTGGGACTTCGACCCCGGAATCGGAGTGACAGCCCCCGCCAAGGCCTGACAACAAGGGAAGGCCCCACCGCCCAAAACTGGCGGTGGGGCCTTCTGCATCGGCTACGGATGCACGCGAGACGGGAACGATGCCATGAGGCCGGACGCTCCCTTTTCGAGCGCTGTACGCGCCTGTCCCTCGTTCGTGATGATGTGCGCGATCGTCGGACGCCCGGACGCGTTGATGCGGTTCCAGACGTCCGCGCTCGCGGACCACTCCATGCCGATTACATCCCACTGCTGTAGGTTCGCCGCGGGGACTTCGGCGGGGTAGAGCATTGCCATTGTGCGATAGCCGCGCGCTTTCGCTCGTGCCGCGCTCGTGCCCTTCGCAAAGACTTTCCAGATCACGCGACGCTCGGGATGCCCACCGAAAGCGGTGTCCAGGTACTCGAAGAGCTGCTCCTCAGCCTGCAGATCAGCCGTGTTCCGCTGATCCTCAGACGAGGTCGTCTTGTGGTCGATCGCCAGGACGACATCATCGGGGATCTGGTCGACGATATCCCGAAGCCGCATAAACGGCCCCGTGCCCTGCTGCAGAGTCCGCAGCGTGCTCCAGGGAGTAGACCAGATCGGCAGATCCGTCCCCGGGACCGTGCGAGTCGTTTTCCAGTCATGGATCGCGATAAACTCGGCAGGCTCTCCGTGCGGCCCCCGAGCGGAGAGCCGGACGGAGATCTCCAGCGCCTTGAAGCCCGCCCGGAGCGAGGCATCAAGACCCCGCTGCGTGAACTCCGGATATTCTGTGCCGCTCATCCTATGGGCGATATAGAAGGGCCGTTGCCGCAGGAATTGCTCGACGACGTCCGTCGCGGCGGGCGTGACCGGAGTCGTCGCCTCACGTCGACGCAGGAGAAGATCCCCTCCGTCGCGACGACGGCGACGCACGACCCCGGGCACGTCACCACCGTTGCGACGACGGCGATAGATCGTCAGCTCAGCCACGGGCGACCACCTGGACACCGATCCCGTTACTCCCTTGGACGTTCGGGTAGGTCACGACGAGGTCGGCGGGGGATCCTGCAGTTCGCTTTGCAAGCGTCACCGTCTGATAATTCAGACCGTCCTGCGCCGCAAATTGTAACTTCTCCCAGCCCTCCGAGACCGTGACCTGGTCCGAAGTTTCGCCCGCACTCGTGCGCTCGAAAGTGAAGCCGAGCGCGAGACCCGCACCCGCGAGCGCGGGCGCCGTGCAAGTCTTAGTCTCGACCGGCTCGGCCTGACGTTTCTTGACGGTGCCGGCCTCGATGCGGGAGGCACCACGTACTGCGGCTGCGGCCCATCCAATCTCGGCGTTCTGCGACATCGTGACCGTGATCGTTGGCGCCCAGGGACCGGTGATGATAGTCGCGCTCATCGTACCGACCCAGTACGGATCGACGAGCGTCGTCCAGCCCTGCGGGAGGTTTGCGGTAGCGCGAACGCCTTGAGCCTTTTCGTTGATGCCCAGGATGATCTTGTCGCCTGCCTTGCCGTCGACCTTTACGGTGATAGTCTGGCCGACAACGGAGCCCGAGGCGTGGCCGACGACGGCGGGGCCGGCGGCTGGCGCGGGGCCGGGCGTCGGGGTCGGCGGCTGCGCTGGTGAAGCTGCGGCAGCGAGGAAGTAGAGCGCGCCGTCTGGCAGGCGCTGCGCTTCGGCCTCGTTTGCGACGACGGTGATGCCGACGCCTGTTAGCGCGGCCTGCAGCTCAGCCTTGGTAGCAAGGCCGGTCAGGTCGGAGGTGTGCGCGACGCCTGCGACGTCGCCCTTCGTCGCATAGCCGGAGAGCTCGGCCTTCGTGGCGAGGCCTGTCAGGTCGGATCGTTTTGCGACTCCGACGATCTCGTCCTTCGTCGCGTAGGCCGTGAGGTCTGCGCGGGAGGCGAGGTCGGCGACCTGGCGAGTGGTCGCGTAGCCGGCCAGTTCCTCGCGGGTCGCGAGGCCCCGCAGCTCTGCCTTCTTCGCGTAGTCGGTGAGGTCCACTCTGCCGCCTGCGGCGGCGGTCGCGACGTCGCCCTTCGTCGCATAGCCGGAGAGCTCCGACTTTGTTGCGAGCGGTGCGACTGCTCGCGCGATTGCCTTATCGGTGCCCTGCTTCGTGTAGAGCGTCGGTCGTGCTGCCATAGGTCAGGCTCCGATCTAGAGTGTATCGTATATGTCGCCGTAGAGCGTTCCGTCCAGGGTGAGGGTGTCTCCGTCGCCGGAGATCTCGACACCGCCCATACCAGGGACAGGCGCGGGAGACGGGGTCGGCGACGTGGCGCCGGAGAAGATCTGCGCCAGGTCGTAGGCAACCGATGGGCGCAGCGTCACGGTCGCCTCTCGGAGCGTGCGGCCCGGGATCGCGAGACGCAGATGCACCTGCGTCTCCGCGCGGATATCAAGCGGGAGGACGATCTGCCCTCGCACGTCGGCCTGCCGGGCCACCGGCCCGCCCGCGAGGACAGCGAGATTCTCACCTGTCCCCGCGAGCGCGGCGACGATGTAGGCCTGCGGCTCGGGTGCGCCGTCAAGCCTGCCGACAGTGCCCGAAATAGTCGTGGTCACTGCTGATTCACTTTCTCTTCGAGTTTGTCGAGTCGCTCGTGCAGGCGCGCGTGCGCGTCGTGCGAGTGCTCATCGATTGTCCGCTGCGCCGCCTCACGAGCGACGCGCTCATCGTGGATTTCCTCGGCCATACGACCGCCGCGCTCGTCGATCCTGCCGACGCGTGACTCCACCGCTTCGAGACTCTTCCCGTGATTGGTGAGCGTCGTCTCGACGCGGTTCAGCTGATCGGCGAGCGTGCCGACGTGTCCGGTCAGCTCACCGATCTGGTCCGAGACAGCGTGGACGGTCTCGATCGCGCGGTCCAAGTCATCCCTGATGTTGGTGTCGTGATCGTTGGAGACCTGCGCGTCCGCCGAGCGGGCGGCGGCTCTGGCTTCCTCGACGCCCGCGAGGACGTGCGCGAATTTCGCGTCCATCCAGCGGCGCACCTGGCTTGCGGCCAGGGCGACGATGCCCGTCATCGCGACGAGGACCGCGACGACGAGCGCGGCGAGCGCGTCTGTCACTTTCGGATCCGCTAGAAGCTCAGTCACGGCTGGCCAGCTCGGCCCCGTCAACTACCCGGGTCGAAGGGACAGCAGCAGCGGCAGCGCGAACCTCCTCGACGGACTCGCCGCCGGGAGTCACAGCGCCGACCCAGTCAATCAGTGTCACGCCGTTAATACGCACCGCCGAGAGCACCTGGAACACAGACCAGGCGATGCCCAGGAAAACGCCGGCCTGGGCAATGAGAAGTCGCCAGGTCGCCGGATACGTTCCGGACACCCAGACGGCCAGCGAGACGATGACCGCGACGCCGGTCAGCAGCACCTTACGGCGTGCCGGCGTCCAGTACGGACGGTCGAGTGCCGCCTGGACCATCGGCCACACCATGCCGACGACGACCGTCGTCAGGAACGGGTCAGTGAGGAGACCGAGCAGAAGATCATTCATCGTCATTCCCCCTTCTCCGCGCCCGCGAGCGCGGCGTTAATTGCGTTGTTGGTGGCCGGGCCGTAGATCTCGTCGTCGTCCACGCCGACGGCGCGCTGGAGGTTGCCGACGACTCGATCGTGCGCCTCGTCCGAGGCGTCGCCCCAGACACCGTCTGCCTCAGTACCTATCACATACTGCACGTACTCGATACCGAAGGGGAACTGCCGCCCGCCCCAGGAGCTGGCGGCGACGACGGCATAGATTCGCTTGGTCGTATCGGGGCCGACCACGTTGTCAGCGGTCGCGCCGACCGCAGCCTGCAGCGCCGTAACGTCGGTGTAGCCCGCCGCGGTGGTTGCGTCGCCGTAGTGCGGGCGAATGACCGCACACACCGAGTCCCAGCCTCTGGTGCGGCGCCACACGCCGCCGCCGTTGGACTGCGAGCCCGCAGCGCCCGAGCTGGTGTTGAATTCAATGGTCTGCAGCCAGCCGCCGTAATTGGCCTCCACGATTCCGACGTGGTCCGCGACCCCGTCGTCATCCCAGTCGAAGCAAACCAAATCTCCAGGCGCTGCCTGGGTCATGGGGGAGACGAGTCGGCCTTCGCGCGCGGCTGCGTTGATCCCGTAGGGGACATATGCAAAGTCCCCTCCGGGCAGGACGGACTTGTCCTCATTGTCAGTCGCGCACCAGGACGCACCCATAGCGCAGAAAGGCACACCGGACGTGCCATAGTACGCGCCGTGCCGCTTGGCGTACCAGCGACCGTACTTCGACCCCTCTTCGGGGTCGTCCCAGCGCGTGTACCCAATTTCTCCTGCCGCCCAGCCGAGGACGTTCTGTGCGGTCATACTCATCGCGCGGCCTCCGTCTGCTCGTAAGGGATGTAAATCGGGGCGACGACGTCAGGCGGCGTATCCGTTGCGGGCGTCATTGACGCCATAAGCTGCTCAATGGTCGGTTCCATGTGTTTCTCCTCTTCGGGTATGGGAAAGCCCCCGGACGGGCTTGTCCGAGGGCGTGAAGAATTGGTGGCTGTCAGTAGCCGATCGCGGTCCACGAGTAGGCGTGCCGGCCAGGGGTCGTGACCCCCGGCAGCATCGCTCGGAAGCCGTTCCTGCTCATCGAGTCAAGGCAGAACTGCTGCGCCTGCTTGAAGTTCCAGCCAGCTGAGCCCGTCCCGTATAGCGGCGTCACGGTGACAGACACGCAATCGGTCGGGAAAGGTATCTGGAACGTAATGCTGTCAAGGTAGAGGTTTCCGAACTGGACTTCTGTCGCAGACGTAGCGACTTTGCCTGCCTTGATAATGCCGTTCCGCACGCCCGTGCTGAGGCCCGCGCCGACCGGCATATCGCCGACCGCGCCCAGCTCCATCTGCAGATTCGACTCACCAGACCACCTGCGACCATCCCAAACGCGAACAGCGTTGAGGTCCGTTCTCCAGACGTAGACAGGCTGCGTAGGGGAGGCCGTGAGACCCACGCCCGCGAGCGCGGCGACGTACTGGGAGGCGGCGGTCTCGGACGCGCACGCCTTGTAGGAGGGGATCGACAGCGATAGGTCGAGGAGGTCTTGGCGGCGGGCCGGATCGGTGGGGGATGGCACCTTGTGTCCGCGCTGGTCCTGGTAGCTCATTGCGCACGCCTTTCCGTAGGCTTGGTGGGGAGTGTTTCGGTGTAGTCGATGTGTAGGGCTGCGCTTGCGCCGCCCTTGGTGATGCCGCCGTAGGCAGTACCGACGAGAGCGAGGCCAGCTCCCGCTTTGAGGGTCTTTGCCAGGGCGGTGATGTCGACCTGTGATTGGGCTGCGTTGACGTTGATCGTCTGCGTCGCGCCGGTCGGCAGCGGCCCCGACTCCGAGTAGGACGCCGGTTGAATTACCAGCGCCCAGGGCGGGACGTGCGTCCCGGGCTGCACGGTGAGCAGCGCTCGAGTGATCGTGATCGTTCCGAGGGCTTCGAGCTGGCGACCGTAGGTTATGAGGCCTCGGAGGCGCTGGCCTGCGGGGTTGGTTCCCTGCCAGGCTCCGCCGTCGCCGTAGCGCGACCATCCGCCGGTTGTCCAGGTGCCCATCCACTGCGGCGTGAGCACCGCGTGCCGAGCCACCGGCTTAGGCTCGGGCGTTTTCGGGACCGTCGGGAGCGGCCCCTCGGGGGACGGTGCAGGCCCCAGCGCGTGGACGGGACGCCCCGTGTCCGGATCGAGGAGGACATGCGCGGTCTTGACACCGTTCCAGTTGACGGCGGTCGCTGGGATCTGGACCCCGGTGCCGCCGTACAGGGAGACAATGAGTTGGCGACCGCCTTCGACGAGGGCGACGATCTGCGCGATCGCCGTCGTCGACCTGTCCGACCCGTACCTGGGCGGCAGGTCGTCCGGCGTGGAGGAGATCAAGTCCATCACACGGAGGCTCACAGGGTCACCTCCACGTCGGTTTTCTGCGTCCCCTTATAGGTGAGCGGGACTTCATAGGCTGTGACGAGGCCCCAGAGCGTTTTCGGCTCAGCCGCTAGGACCGGCTGCGTGACAATCTCGATCGGCTGATCGAGCGCGACGCGCGGATCCGGCGCGTGCTCCACGGGGACTTTCACTTTTCGGCGGATCGACTCCGCGAGCATCGCCTCCGCCGTTTTTCGGGCCTGCTCCTGCGACGTGATGAGCGGTGAGGAGAAGAAGCGGGGGACGATGCCGTATGGGCCGTCGGTGCGCATGGGGCCGGTCGTCTGATCCGCGACCGCCTGGAACGCGGGCGCGCCCTCATCGTGCCCATCCTGCCCGCGCGCGACCACCCGGTTATACACCTTGTCGCGCGAGACCTGCGACGAGACGCCGACGACGGTACCGTCCAGGTCGTCCGTGAGCCGCAGCTTCGGCGGCGAGACCGGCGGCGAGACCGGCGGGGTCACGTACAGGATCCCGTCGCCGCCCTCACGGATCGATGCCGGCCAAGCCTTCGCGATCTCGTAGATCGCGTCGATACGTGATTCGCCCCAGGTCATCGACGGGCACCATCGGTCAACGAGGGCAGTGTCGATAACGACGCCCATGTGCCCGCCGACCAGCCTGCGGATCTCGGACGCGAGCGTTCCGTTCCACATGGGGGAGAGCGGAGTCGTGAGGCGGTCCTCTTCGAGGCGGTGCATCAGCGATTTGCCGGTCACCCGCACGGTCGAGGGGCCGGGATCGACGGAGGTGATGAGGAAGCGTCCGAGCTGGACATCCCACCAGCCGCCGCCGGGAATCACCGAAGCGATCGTCAGAGAGACATGCAGTGTCTGGCCGAAGCAGGCGAGCGGGTGTGACGGGTCTGTCGGATCCCAGTCCCTCCAGTCCTCATCCTCACTCGCCGAGCCGACGCGCGGGACCGTGAGTGAGAGTGAGCCCTGCACCTGCTGGGTTGCATCCCAAGCGACCGAGCCATCCTCGACGGGCACCTCACCGAGGTACTCATCGCCGAGCCATGACTCGACCGTCGCCTCCAGCGTGTACGCAGACTGCAGTAGGTCGTCTGGGATGCGCGCGTCCGGGCCGGTCAGGCTCATCGGTCCTCCTGCCAGATCGTGCGGTCGAAGCCCTCCCACGTGAGGCGGCGAGCATCGAGGCCCTGCCATGTGAGCGCGCGACCGTCGAAGTCCGTCCACGTCGAGAGAGCGAGGAGCGTCGATGCCTGCGGCAGCGACGTGATCGTCCCCTTAATCGTCCACGTGCGCTCCGCAATATCGATCCGAGCTGCGCGCTCCATCGATACCGCCGTCGGCGACATAAGCGTCACCAGGTCAACGTCACAGACACCTGCCCTGCACTGCACGCAGTGCTCGGGATTATGGAAGAGAGCGACGGGGGTCGGCGTTCCCAGCAAGAGCTTGAGCGCGGGCGTGTCCTTGAGATTCGTGCGAGCCGTCAGCGAGACAGTACCTGCGCCCATCGTCGGCGCGTACACCATGACCGGAGTCCGCCTGCCGGGCACCTCATGCTCGGTCAGCCGCATCTTCATCTCACGCTGATCCGTGCCCTGCCAGAGGAGATTCACGGGCATCTTGCCCGCAGTGTCCGTCATCAACGAGAGCCCCTGCCAGCGGCGCACGACAGGCGAGGACTCCACCTCGACGCCCCGAGACGTCGTCAGACGGTACCTAAATTCCGTGTTGATCGGAGCGAGCGAGTCACCGATCACGCGCTGCGCGCCCGTGCCAGTCCACACGCCCGCGCGCGGGATCCATTTGAAGCCCGTCGCAGCGATGCCCTCGACGTAGCATGCCGTGCCCGCAGGCGCGAGCGACGCCGGGATCACCAGCTGCACGCGCGGGGCCTGGCCGTCCTCGACGACCGCGACCGGCTCGCGCGTCATATCCAGCGCGCCCTCAACCTCACGCGACGCAGAGAGTCCCTTCGCGCCCGTCCACTGGTGAGTTATCGCCCGCTGCGAGTAGCCGATCCGCTGCTGAGGCGTATCCCCGTCGAAGAAGGTCGCCGCATCGGCGACAGCCTCCTCGACGGTCGCCGCCGCGACGATCATGACATCGTCGAGATGCACCGAGCCTGGTTTGTTGTCGCGGACACCCGAGGTGTAAACCTCAAAGCGCACGCGCGCCTGCGTGGCGCCAGTCGGGGCCACGTGGACCCAGGTCGGGCGCTCGCCCTCTGCACTCGATGTCAGCAGCAGCGGCGCGGACGTGACCTGGCTACGTCCTCCGACCGTCCACTCGACGCGGACGGCGAGGCCAATACCAGGACTCGTGCGGACAAGCGCAGACACAGCCAGCGCCTGCCCCGCCGAAACGGAGACCACGCCCGGTGTGGCGACCTGCCCCTGCAGCTGGGCAGGCACGTCGACAGCCAGGTAAGTTGGCGACTGTCGATCATGCCCGCCCCACGCAGCGGGATCAGATGCGATCCGGAGCGACGATGGTGCGTACTTCGCCCAGCTATTCGTCCCATACGCGAACGACGGGTTCGGGCAAAGATTCGTCCGCACCATCATCGACTCCTTCCTGCTAACTGCTTCCTACGAGCGAGGACACCCGCGCTAATCCCCTCGACATGCGCACGGAACTGCACGCCGTCATCGAGGACCAGATTCACCTGCGCCCCATCAAGCGAGACACCCGCACCCGCTCCACTAGCCGCGAGCGCGGAGACGTCGGCCCATTGGCGGGCGGTGAGGATTGCTTCGCGCTGGCCGGTTTGGTTGACTGCGGCGGTGACTCCGTCGGGGAGCCAGCCTCCACGGTCGTACTTGCGTGCGCCGCCGTAACGTCCGACCGATGGGGATCCCCAGATCGCTGTCTTGCGAGCGCTCAGTCCGGGCCTGGGTTCCTCGATCATCTGGCCGTTGCCTGCGTAAACAGCGACGTGCCAGGCGGGCGATCCCCAGTAGAGGAGGTCGCCGGGGGTTGCCGAGCCCCAGGGGACGGGTGTTGAGCCGGACTGGTATCCGGCAGCGGTGAGTCGCGGCCAGCCAAGGCCGAGCTGCTGCGCGGCCCAGTAGACGAGGCCGGAGCAGTCGAGGCCGGGCGGGATTGCCGAGCCACCCCAGACGTAGGGCACCCCCATTAGAACTGCCTTCATGGCTGCGCCGACGAGGCCCGCGCCGCCTGATAGCCCGGACTCGTTGACCTTCGAGGTGAACATGCTTTTCAGGCCGTCGAACAGCATCGGCGGGATCCCGTAGGCCACGCTCTCCCAGAAGCTGCCGTCCTTCGGGGAGAGCAGATCGCGCGCCGGCTTGATGACCAGGTTTGCGATTGCCGCAGCGGGATCGGTGACGATCTCCGCGACCGCCTCCGTCGTTTCCTTCACCCAGTCCAGGGCGCCGGAGAAGCCGCCCCGCACGGCGTTCCAGATGCCGCCGTTAGCGAAAGCGACTTCGCCGCGGCGGCGTCCGGTCTCTCCGACGGTCGCGAGTCCGGAGCCGCGCGAGGCGTTGACACGGTCGAGCCAGGGCTTCCCGCCGAGCGCGCGCAGTGCGTCGGGGCGGATGATGCCCTCGCCGCCAGACAGGCGCAGCGCGCCGCCCCCGTCCGGGCTGTAGAAGTGATAGATGTCCTTGCCGGGCGAGTAGCCGGGCGTCATGGTGGAGAACACGCCGCCGGTCGCGTAGGCCGGAATGGCCTTCACGTCCGGGAGCCTCACGGAGAGGCCGACCTTCGCGGCGATGGTGTCGAAAGCTGCCTTAATGCCGTCCCTGTAGACCGTCGTGATGACAAAGTTGATCGGCTTTGCGGCGGCGCCCTTGATCTTCTCGAACACCGACTCGACCGACTGGCGGAAAGACTCGAAGCTCTCCTTCATGCCGCCGATCGCGTTCTTGATCGCTGGGAAAACCACATCGACGATGACCGACGAGGCGACTTGCACCGCCGACGAGATTTTGTCCCACACAGGCTTGATGACCGAGTCATACAGCCAGGTGAAGGTCGGGCCGAGCGTCGAGGAGATCGCGCTGCCAATCGCAGAGAAGATCGGGGACAGGATTCCCCAGACCGTCTGGATCGCTGAGCTGATCCCATTCCAGGCCGTCACTACGGTTGTCCACAGGCCCTCGAAGGCCAGGCCGATAGTTCCCGAAACAACCGTCGCCAGCAGATCAAACAGCGGATACAGAACGTTATCCCAGACAGCAAGGATGAACGTCGACACGTTCGTCCAGACCGGCTCGACAACGTCCTGCCAGAAGCTCCACAGTGCGGGCATGAGTGTGTCTCGGAAGAAGCCCGCGAGCGCCTGCATAGCCGGGTAAATCACGGCCCAGGCTGACTGGACTGCCGAGGCGAAGCCCTCCCACAACGGCTTGATGACCGTCTCCCAGAGGGTTTTCAGGACAGGCCAGATGACCCGGGAGATGATCGTCCACAGGGCCATGAGGGTAGGCCGGATGACGGCGGTCCAGGCGAGAGCGAGGCCCGAGCCGATCCCCTCAAACAGGGGCTGCAGTACGGTCGACCAGAAGTTCTGGAGGCCCGGCCACAGGGTGCCCGATATCCAGTCCCACGCCGCCTCAAGGGACGGCTTGATCTGGTCCGTCCATGCCGTGTAGGAGATCTCTCCGACCGCGAGGAGCGCGTCCCTCAGCGTGAAGAAAAAGTCGACGAGCGCCGAGTCCTCCTCAAGGCCAAAGAGATTACCGTCGTAATCGCCGGTCGTGAGGATGCCCCACGCCGACTCGATGCCCGGGATGAGCGTGTTCTTCGTGTAATCGACGAAAGCGTCGATAACGGGCGTGACGTTGGTCGTCCAGAACTCCGCGATGCCGGCACCGAGCGAGTTGATCGCGTTCGCGACATCCTCGTTCGTGTTGTACAGGTAGATCAGGCCAGCGACGAGCGCGCCGATAGCCACGACCGCCAAGCCGATAGGGTTCGCAGCCATTGCCGCGTTGAGCCCCTCCTGCACGAGCGTCGTGTTCTTGATCCACTCGATCACAGTCGTGAGCACTGAAAAACCCCAGTACGCAGCGACCGCGATCCCGATCCCCTCGCCGAGCGCGACCAGTAAGTCTTTGTGCTCCTTGATCCACCCGAAGGCGTTCGAGAACATGTCCGACAGCCAGCCCATCAGGTCTGTGATCGTGGGCTTCATGTAGTCGACGAGATCCTTCACGCCGCCCATGATCGTGGCCTGGAGGTTTCCGGCGGCGTTCTCGATACGGCTCGTATCGCGAGCCGCGTTCGCTGCGACCTCATCGAAGCCGAGGCTCAGCAAAGCCTCGTTAAATTCCTGCGCCGAGATCTGACCCTGGGCCATTGCATCGCGGAAATTGCCCGTATAGGCGCCCGCGTCCAGGAGGGCTTTCTGAATCTTCCCGGACGCGCCGGGGATCGCGTTCGCGATCTGATTCCAATCCTGCGTCGCTAACTTGCCGGCACCGTTGACCTGCACGAGCGCCAGGCCAACCTGCTTGTAGGTCTCAGCAGAGCCACCCGCGACAGCGTTCAGATTGCCCGCAGCTTCCGCGAGCTTGTCGAAGCCCTCGACATCGTTCGCCGCAAGCTGCGACGTAATGCCCTGAATATCCGAGAGATCGTAAACGGTCTCGTCGGCGTACTTCTGCGCAGCTGCTCCCAGCTCTTCGATCCGATCAGGATCAATGCCAGCGAACTTCAGGGTGTCCGCGAATTTTTGGGTCGCGTCAGACGCGGCGATAGCCTCGGAGACGAAGCCGCCGATGCCCACAGCAGCGGCCAGTGCAGCCAGGGGCGCGATCGCGTTCTGAGCAAAGCCCGCCATAGAGGAGAAGCCCGAGCCGGCCTCGCGCATGCTGCCCGCAGCCGAGCCAGCCGAGGACGAAGCCCCATCGAGCGCGCGCGCCGCCGAATCAACCGGCCCGCGAGCGCGGCCCGCTTCGGCCCCCATTGTGGATAGGCTTCGGCCTGCTCCGTCGGCGGCGCGCTGCATGCCGCTCGTTGAGGACTGAAGCCCCTTTGTCATCGCGTTGACGCTGTTTTTTACGTCGCTTGCGGCGGCGTCGAGGGGCTGGCTGATGCTCTTTGCGACCTGTGCGCCGCTGGTGCCTACACCTGCGCGTAGGCCGTTTGCGAAGTCTTTACCGGCGCTCTGCCCAATATTGGGCAGCTGTGCTTTGGCGTCGGTCTCGACTGTCTTGAAGAATCCCCTCATGCTGGGGACTACGTCAACGTAGAGCGTTCCCGCCTTGTAGACTCCAGCCATTCCGGTGTTCCTCTCTTTGATTATTCTTCGGTGTCCTCCCAGTGTGGGAGTAGCGCCTTCATGGCTTCATCTCGGAAGTCGTGAAGGTGGTCGGCGCGTGCGTCCTCGAGTGCGAGCTCGACCGCTGACACCGGACGCGGGTACGGCTCTTTGCCGCCGAAGGCTGCGGACACCAGGTCGAAAATATCCTGCAGGAGACGCACGACTGGGGTCTGCTCACGCATCCGCGCCTCGGTGTCGTCTGTGGTCGCTTCGGTCTCCGCGACAGTGCGCGCGATCTCCTCGAAGCGATCTGGATCGTTGAGGATCGCGACGGTTGTCCTGCTCGTCGACGCGAGGCTGTCGATGAGTGTGAGGAGGAAGCGCCAGCGGCGGGCGCGGAACAGGGCCGGGACATCCCAGCCCTGCTCCGCGAGATCGGAGACGATCTGCCTCTCGTACCGACTTAGTCGGTCGTAGAGGCGTTGCCTTCCCCCGCGTCGCCCAGCATGCCCTGATAGTGCTCGGAAGCCTGACGGATCAGGATGCCGAGCTGGCGCATGTTGAGCTTGCTGAGGAGCAGGTCCGCATCCTCTGCGGTGAGCCAGGTGCGGATCATCTGCGTCGGAGCCTTCGAGGACTCCATCGCGGCCATGAACCTCTCAGCGGCCTCGGGCGTGAGGCTCAGCGGATCCGGGAAGCTGATGACCTGGCTACCGATCCCGAAAGTGAACGGGGCCGGGGCCGCAGCCTTCTCCAGCTTCGCGAGGGCATTGAACGTGAACGTAGGCTGTGCCTTGTCAGACATGTGTGATCTCCTTGTTATTTGTCTGGCGGTTGGTTACTTGTTGAAGGTGGGCGGGGCGGGCAGCGTCGGCTTCTCGTCGCCGTCCTTCGAGTCGTCGGCGGGCGACCATCCCTGCGAGATGAGCTGGTTCTGCTCGACGGCAGCGTCGGTCTCGCGCTCCAGCTTGAGCTCGTCGCCGGTATCGGTCTTGACAGTCTTGAGGAACTTCATCTTTGGTCCTATCCGTGAGGTGATCTCCATGCGTGAGTTGTGGACGGGCGGGCCGTGGGGAGATCAACCACGGCCCGCCCGAGATCAAGAGCAGATCAGTTAGCCTGCTCGAAACCGATCGCGTCGCGGTGACGGATCGCACCGCTGCCGCCGATGTAGTGGCGGCAGGACGTGCCCGCCGTCTCGTCCATGAACGCGGCGAACTCGAGGTCGAACTGCATCGCGTCCGACGCTGCCCACTTCTCGTCGGGCAGCGAGGAGAGCTTCACGCGCGGGTAACAGCGCCCGATCAGCCACTCGTCGGCGGCAGGACCGTCTGCCATGACCAGCAGAAGGCGATATTCTGCGAGTGCCGGGATCGCGGCCTCGTCGAAGGTGATCTCGCCAGTGGTCTTGGAGGCCTTGGTCTGCGACAGGTCGATGCCGTAGACGAGCTGCTGGATCGTCTTGCGGACCGGCTCCAGGACCGTGAGCTTCACCGACTTGGGCGCGCCGGTCAGGTCAGACCTGACTGCCTCCGCATATCCGAGGGCTTCGACCTCTTCGTTCTTCGCATCGGCGGAGAAGGTGATGCCGTCGGTCGTAATGAGACCCAGGGGCATGAAATCGGTGGGGATCTCCTTGAGGGCGCCGCCCGCGTCAGTGATCGCCGCCGGGACTGCCGTCGTCATCGGGGCCAGGAACGCGAGTGCGTTCAGGCCCTTACGCACGTTGGACGTGCGGTTGTGCTTCTTCTTGAGGGCTTCGATGGTGGTCATGCGAGCCTTCCCTTCATGTCAGTTGATGTCATTCTGAGATTGGCCTGTGCGTGACCGTTGCCGTCATATGGACGACCTCGACAGCCTCGTAATAAGGCTGCACGCCCAGGGTCGATTCGACCTCTGCTTCATCTACCCAGCCGGACGCGCCGACGACCGGACGGACCGCGAGCGCCCCCTCGATCTTGTCCGCGAGCGCTGAGGCTCCGGCTTCGGCGGGTGAGGCCGGGGTCTTTGCGTAGATGGATATTGAGATCGTGTCGGCTCGGTCGTATTCGCCGGGGTCGGCGTTTACGAGCGAGACGTGTGCGAGTGGAAGCGGCCCGTCGGTGAAGCCGGGCTGCAGGACTCGTGCAGTCGGGATGCCGGTCGCCGCGGTGATTGCATCGCGGATGACCTGGACTGCGTCGGTGTAGGTCATCGTGACCGCCTCCGTTTAGATCTGGCTCCGAGGAGTGCTCGGAGAGTGTGTGCGCCAGGGACCGGCTTCCCGGTTCTCGAGCGATGACCGAACTCGACAGCGAGCGCGTGCGGCGCGTCGTTGTAGACGCGACCAACGTCTCGAACCGGACCTCCCGGCCTGAGCGGCGCTTTCGTCGTTTCGGCCTTGTATGAGTCGGCGAGGCTGTCGGTGAGGCCTCTCGGGGCGGCGGCTGCTGCTGCTGCCCTGAGCTGCTCGGCTTCCTTGTGGAGGCCGGGCGCGAGGGCGCCGCTTTGTAGGAAGCCCTTGATTCCGGCTGAGTCCCGGCGGAAGTTGTTCCCCACGGTCTCACCTCCGGTTGATGGTGACTGCGACGCCTTTCGGCCAAGGGGACGGCGGCGACTCGACTTGCCATTTCCCGCCGAGCGGGTGCTCAGCTGGGATTGTGATCCTGTCGCCGACAGCGAGCGTCGTTCCCGGTGGCGCGTACAGCGTCGCTTGCTCGTCGGGTTGCTCCGATGTCGGCGACGTCAGCAAGCCCGGGACCGTGAAGGCCCCCGGGGCGACGAGACAACCGCCGATCAGCCTCCCGCCTATCCCCTTAATCAGGTATCCGTCAGCGTCCCTGCGGACACTTCCCTCAACCTGAACCGGGGTCCGCCACTCTTCCATCGGCTCCCGGCTCATGCTTCCATCACCCACACATGGCCCGAGCGTCGCGGCCTGAACGAGTCCGCGAGCGCCTGGTCGTCGGGGGAGAGGAGAGCTTGGCCTCCGATTGCCCAGCTGGCGTACTGCCTGGTCTGGGTGAACGGGCCGGTCGTGTCCGTGGCCTGGGTAGCTCCGTGCGCTGCGGCGGCGTCGATCGACATGATGCGGCGCGCGCTGTCGGCGAGTTGGAGCCGGACGGCGGCGGGGACTTCGTCGAGGCCGGCGGAGTAGGAGACGACAAGGAAGTCGGACGCTGGCTTGTCGACCTGGACGAAGCCGTGCCGAAGCTTCCAGGCGACCGGCGTCCCGTCGTCTGTGGTCACCGAGTAGACGGCGATGAGCGGGGTCCGAGTGGGGAAGAGGCGACCGCCGCCGTCGACCTTGAGGCGGTGCGTGTACTGCTCGACGGTGAAGGTCTGGCGGGCTCGGTCTCGGAAAGCTGCTGAGAGCTTGTCGAGGACGAACTCCGCGCGGCGCTTCTCCGTCTCGTTGAGGTCGCGGCCTAGTGCTGCTTCCAAGTCCGAGACGGATGCGAGCGGTAGGTCGGCGGTCATCTCTCCTCCTACTTCTTGGTCTTTGCCGGAGCGGGCTCCGGATCCTCGATGTCCTCGATGTCCTCGACAGGCTCGACAGGCTCGATGCCGTCTGCGACAGCCTCGACGATGCCGGCGGCAATCATCGCGGTTGCGACCTGATCCTCGACCTCGATCTCAAGGTTGTTGGTTCCACGGACGAGCATCAGACCCCCTTAAAGACCTGAACGGCGGTCGGGCGCAGCACCTTGCCGCCGTACACGTGCAGGCCACGGACGCGGTCGGCGAAGGTGTTCTCGGCGCGCATGCTCTCGACCTTCGAGATCTGAGAGACGTAGGCAACCGAGGGCTTGTGCAGGCCGATCGCCATAGGCTTGGTGTTGTCCATCCACGGGGACACGACGACGTCGAAGCCGAGGAGGCGACCGATGATCGCTTCTCGCAGGCCGTCGGTCGTGTTGGCCTTGTCGAAGGCCGTGAGCTTCGAGCCGTCGGAGAGCAGGAAGTTCTCGAACTTCGCGTTCACGAGCAGGACGCGACCTGCCTGCGGCACCTTTGCGTCGGTGAGCTTGCCTCGCAGGGCCAGCGCGACGTTGTAGGCAGAGGCCCAGTCCGTGGGGTTTGCGATGCCCGTTGCCGCCGTGCCCTGCGTGGACAGCAGTCCGGTGAGGAAGGCTTCCGCGTCCTCGACCAGGCCGATACCGGCGGACTCGGTGTACTTGTCGAAGCTCTTGTTCGCCTGTGCGCGGTCGATGTCATCGACGAGGAAGTCGAAGGACTTCTCCTGATCGACGACCAGCTCGATACCCGTGTCGGCGACCGTGTCGGGCGCGGTTGTGCGCGGCTGCTTGCCGCCGCCGGACGCGGCGGGGAGGACGCCGGTCTTGTAGTCCTTGACCTTGACGTCGACGATGCCGGCGATGTGGATCTTCGATCCGGAGGTCAGTGCGCCCTCGTACTCGCGGTTCGTCAGGCCGGTCAGGACAGCCTGGTTACGGAAGCTCTCCAGGATGGAGGCCGACCAGACTTCGGGGATGAAGTTCGTGTTAGCCATTGTGGCTCCTTTCGCGGGCTCGCTGTCAGGCGAGGCCCATCACGTCGTTGAGTTGGCCCGCTCGGCGGGCCTGGTTGATCTGCTCGGCACTCATGGTCTTGAGGTCCTCGCGTGTGAGTTGCTTACTCGACCTGATCTCTTCACCTCGATGCCCCGCGTCGGACGCCGGGGCGCCCTTCGGGATCTGCGCTCCTCGCCACGCCAGCAGACGATCCGCAGACGCTTCCAGCTCCTCCAGCGTCGAGCCGGACAGCAGATCAACGTCCACACCCTTCGCCGCGGCGACCTGTGCTCGCGTCGCCTGGACTTCAAGGGCCTTCACGCGGGCCTCAGCCTGCGCAGCCTTATCGAGAGCCTTCTGCAGCTCCGTCTTGCCCTGCTCCTCGTGCTCGTCGAACAGGCGCGCCTTCTCGGCGTTTTCCTTCGCACGCGCTTCGTTCTGACGTGAGAGTGCCTTCCACCTCTTCGCTTCGGCTTCCCAGTCCTTTGCCTGCTCCGTTTCGGCAGCAGCCTCCGAGACCTGAGCCTCATCCGCTTCCCCGCCCGCAGGCGCGTCGGCGGAATCAGCGAAACGCAGATGCGGTCGCTCGTGCAGGTGAATCTTCATGGTCGATCAGTCCTCCCGTTTCGGGTAGCCTCCCCCGCGAGCGCCGTTGCGGCCTTGGCGGGGCTTGATTGTGCGGCACGGCTGGTTTAGGCGTTACGCCTTGTCCGCCATGCCGCTTTGCTTTGGGGTTTTCGGTTCTGCCCACGTCAAAGTGGCGCCGTATTCCCCGTGTGCCTCGACTCGGATTAGCTTCCGGTAGTCGGGCGTTCTGCCTCCTCGGTCGGCTTCTCCGAGCCGGTCGGCAGCGATCTTGTGGACCTGCTCCAGGCGGTCCTCGTCGATGACCTGCTGGCCTGCCGCCTCGGGCGGTAGCGGCTGCACGTCGCAGTCGCATCCCGGATGGATCGGGAGCAGATCTTCCTTGTAGTAGCGCTGCGTCGATGCGACGACGCAGAGGCCGCAGTTCTCGCGGCCCGTGAGCACGCGCCGGTAATACGAGCCCGTGTCCGGGTAGGCGCGCATCACTTGTCGGGATGCGTGTACCTTCGCGAGCTGAGCGTCGCCGCCGATCAGCTGAGTCAAACGCAGGCGCCCCTCAGAGACCGCCTGCTCGACAGGCTTCCCGTCAGACAGTGCCTTGTACACGTCGACCGCAGGGCGGCGGTACACCGTCCGGGGATCGACGCCGCGAGCGCCGAGAATATCCGCCTTGTCGAGGGGCGGGACGACGAGCTTCCAGCCGAGCTCGTGGGCGCAGCGTGCGAGGTAGGCGCGGGTCAGGTCCGCGATGCGGAGCTGACCGGCGGTGACCCTGGGGATGATCGCGTCGATCATCTCCTCGACGGCGCTCGCCCTGTAGTTCGGCATGGAGTCCCAGTAGGCCTCGCCGAACTTCGTGATCTGTGTGCGCACGGCGTGGACCTGGGTACTGTAGACACTCGTGAGGTCGTCCAGGTCCGTCATGCTCACTTCTCCTCAAGGTCGGCTGACTGCGTCTCAGGCAGACGCAGAGCGACGGGCACTGCGCCTGTGAACTTGATTCCGTCGAGGCCGACGACCTGAGCCGCTGACTGCGGGGCAACGCCCGCGCGGATCGCGGTACCGAGCGCGTCGAACTTTGTTTTCAGTTCAGACGGATCCCCCCCGTGACCGGAGGCTGCGCCTCATCGGTCGGCTGGGGGTTGTCCTGCAACGCGAACGCGAGAGCAAGCTGCTCTTCTGCGCGGCGCTGCTTGTCCTGTGCGATCTGTTCCGGCGAGTAGCCGAGAATGTTCCGCTGGATCGTCTCCAACGCCTCGCCCGCGTTGCGGGCCTGCACGGCTGCGGCGTACTTCTCCGTGAGGGAGACCGCGTGAGGCGGTACGAATAGCACCTCGACGGTTTCTGTCTCGTCAAGGTCGATGCCCTCGACCGCGAGCGCGCGAACCATGAGGTAGGCCAGTGCCGGCTTGAATCGCTCGATCCGGTCCTCAGCCTTGGACAAGAGTGCCTTCTGCGGCTGCTCGGCGCCCGAGGCTGACTGGTTCGCCGAGTCGGGCAGCATGATCGACAGCGGGGTCGAGGTCTCAACCGCGAGCTCGCGCCAGTCGTCCTTCGTGGCGTTGAGAATCTCGGTGATCTGAGTCTGCGAGGACTCCCAGATTTCGACTCCGGGAGGCAGCTCCCAGAGGGCGGCGGGCGACGGCTCGAACACCTTCTGGTAGTCGATCTCGTTCCCGGCCTCGTCCTCAGCTGGCAGGCCCGCCGACCCTTCGGCGCTCTTGAGCGCACGCTGGCGGAAAGCCTGCATCGAGATAATGACGAGACGCTGCAGCGTCTGCCAGTTGATGCGGTCGATCAGGTCGAGGACGTTCTCGAACTCACCCTCACCGAACCTGTTCTCCAGAACGACGACGGGCGGTGCGCCCTCGAACGCTTGCTCGCCGGCCTCGTCCTGCCGCCAGCCGGACGAGACAGTCGAGATCAGGGCCTTCGAGTCGCTGTAGGCAGAGCGAGAGAACGCCGTGCGCTTCCCCGGGGTCCACATCACCAGATGATCGATGCCCGCCGCGGAGTCGCGCCAGACCTTCACAGCCGCGAGCGCACGCCAGGGCCGGACCGGATCCGGCTCCACGTACATGTGCTCAGGCCGTTCGTAGGTCACGCAGGCGTGCCCGTCCTCGTCTTGTGTGACGAGGAGGTAGCCGCGTCCGAGTGTCGCGGCGTCCCAGATCGCGTCGGAGAAAGCGACCTTGAGGCGGTTGTCTCGCCAGATCCTGGCTGCTGCCAGCGCTGCCGGCGTCTTGTCGCTCGCTCCGACGGTCACGCCGTTCGGGATGAGGCGGTCAACGAGCGCGGCGACGACGAGCTTTCCGGGGCTCGTGCGCGCGCGTCGCTGGAACTTGATCCAGGCTTTCGCCAGGTTCGGCCCCATCTCCGGTAGGGGACTGGTGCCGTTGGTGTAGGAGCGCAGCAGGTCTGTCCTGGTGCGCTCCTTGTCCATCTTTGCGGTGAGGTAGGAGAGCCACTCCTCGGGGGTCTTGGTCATGAGGTGGGGCCTCCTTCCCCAGCACTGTTAGTAGAGTCGTCGCGGAGCGCGGCGTGCCGTCGGCCTGGCCGCGCCCTTACCGACCGCGTCAAGGCCAGCCTTATAGGCGAACATCGCGCCCCAGGTCGCGTCGATCTTGGAGTAGTCCTGATCGTCGGCGGGCTTGACGAGCACGTATCCGGCCTGCCTCGGGGACTTCCTCGCGTTGAGGAAATGCGCGGTCATCGTCGGATCGCCGTCGTAGGTGATGAGGCCCTGATGAATCGCGGAGAGCAGCTGAGCGAAGTTCTCGCACGTCTGAGAAACGTTGCGCTGCGGATAACGGATCGGCTCCGCAGCGCTGATCTTCGCCCGCAGGCGGCGCGAATACTTGGCCTCCCAGGTCTTGACATCCTGCGCCCACCCTGCCGACGGGTCGGCGTAGAAACCAACCACGTTGTAACGCTCGAAAGCGTCGCGCACGGTCTGCTCGATCTCCAGGCGCGGCGGTTGCCAGCCCTCACCCGCCGGGCCGTCCGGCTGCGTCCAGATCCCCACCTTGAACAGGTGCTTCTGGGTGATCGAGTAGCCGATGAGGACGGTCGCGTCGGCGATGCCGATCTTCCGCCCTTCCGATCCGTCGAAGCCGAGCGTGATCGGCTCTGTCGACGAGATCGTTTTGCCGTGGTCCTCGATCGCTCGAAGTTCCGGCATTGTGAGCCAGGCGTCGGACGCGGAGTTGATCTGGTTGAGGAAGTCGGCGCACATGTCCGCCGGATCGTTATCCGGGTGCCAGAACGAATCTGCGATGCGTTCGAGGTCCACCCAGCCGGGCTCGCACTCTGGATCGTGGATCGCGCAGCCGCGCGGATCCCGAGCCGAGTCGCCGTAGGCGATCCGCAAGCCCTCGATGAGAGATTCGCGGTCTGTGATGTCCGTGTCGAGTGGCGCCTGCCGGTGGTCGTAGTAGAGGCCTCGTGAGGCTTCCTTCTTGACCTTCCCGGCCTTCACCAGCTCATAGAACCTGGCCGTATTCTCTGCGACTGACCGCTCGCCGATCGTGAAAGCGTTCGGTGTCTCGATCGTCAAACCGCCGAGCTTGTCAGCGTTGGACCTTAGCGTCTTGGCGAGCTTCGGCCCGCCGTTGCCGGGTAGCCAAGTCTCCGTCTGGTCCATCACGGCCATTACGGCTTTGGCACCCTTGACGGAGGTCGCCGAGGACGTGCGCTTCTCGATACGGCCACGCCGCAGGGCGACGAAGCTATCCATCGGGTCGATGCCGTACTCGTCCTCAGCTGGCGAGCCGCGAAGCATCTCCAGGAGCGGATCCCACGTGTTCGCAGTCTGATCGTCCGTCGTCGCCGTGACCTGCACGAGTGGCGTTCGCCGCGTCGACCACGGCACACCGACCGGCTGACCCTCAGCATCCCACCCGTCGCACAGGACAGGCCCCATCGCTTCGGCGCAGCAGATCGCCGCGAGAAACGGGGACTTGCCCCAGCCACGAGGCCTGGACAGAACGGCACGCTGCTTGAGCCTGCGCCCTGTCTGCGGATCCAGCTCATACACATGAACGAGAAAGTCGAGCTGCTCCTGCGTCGGTACGAACGGGATCAGCTCGTCCTTGTCCGGCGTCAGCAGGAAAGCGGTCATCCAATCGGCGACGTCATAGCCGAGTGTGGGAAACTCGTCCTCTTCGTCGATCGGTATCCAGGGCATTACTGCACCGCCTTGAGGACTGTCTTTCGCCCCCTCGCACGAGACGAGACCGGCAAGGCCTCAGCGGATGGGCCGTCATCTTCTAAGCCGTCCGCGACGGCGAACTGAATCCGCAGACGCGCACGGTCCTCGGGCGTCGCACCAAACTTGGCGACGCGCAGACGAAGCTCCGCCGCGACCTTGAAGTCACCCTTCCAATACAGGGCATGCAGATAGGCCGTATCCATCAGGAAAGCCCAGTCGGTCTCGGTGTACTCAGCGGAGAGCGGCGACTCGCCCCACATCTTCCACCAGCGCTTCGTGATCGTCGGCCAATTGAAGCGCTTCTTCTTCGGCACGCCGAACTCATCGACGACGACCTGCTCGATAGTCGGAAGCGCCGGCTGCTCGACCGGCTGCGCAGTGATGATCCGGAGCACCTGCGGATCCTTATTCCGACGAGCGCGAGAGCCTTCCGGCTTCGGCGCAGGACCGCGACCAGCCACACAGATCACCCCCAGCCATTCTGCGGAATATCAACGAAATAAGCGTTACAATAGGACACATGAAAACGTGCGAACACTGCGGCCACCAGCTCAAAGCCTGGGCGCGAGCCGACGCGCGCTTTTGCAGCACTCGATGCCGAGTTGCTCATCACCGCTCGACCCGAACCGACGAAGCCGCCGGCCTCCCCGTCGAGCTGACCACCCGCGACCGCTGGGTCAACCACGTCAACAAACGGCCCATGTGCGCACGCACGGGCGCGTGGGCATCCGTCACCGACCCGACGACCTGGAGCACGTATGAGGCCGCGAGCGCGACCGGCGCGCCCCTCGGCTTCGTCCTCGGCGACGGCGTCGGCTGTATCGACCTGGACGCCTGCCTCGACGAGAACGGCATCCCGAACGAGACAACTCGCACGCTGCTCGCGTACTACGAGGGCTCCTACGTCGAGATCTCCCCCTCCGGACGCGGCTTGCACATCTGGGGCACCGCAGCTCCACGCCGCGGCTTCAAGCGCGAGTGGAAAGGCCAGCGAATCGAGTTTTACTCGACGGGCCGATACATCACGGTCACCGGCAATGTGTACCAGCATGGGGCGCTCCTGCCCCTCTGACCACCCTCAGAGCACCCACCCTCCGATGCGGCGTTTCGCGCGGCACATCAACGAAAAGTGCCCCTCGCAAAATCCCCAGACCCGTACAAACTTAGATCGACA